ATCGATTAAAGCTTCTATATCGTCATTATCCAAACCATTCTTTGTCTGGCGGTAATACTCTCGTAATAACTCGCCTTCATTGACATTATCATAGTCCTGCTGAAGCTTCAGGAAATCTTCCATCCCACGCTTCGTTTCATTCCGATACTCAAGGTACTTCTCGACATCTTCGGGAAGCTCTCGTGATTCTTTATTTGAAAGAACGTTTTCCAGGTCTTCAACTTTCATCTGATACTTGTCTTCCAACAACTCATTGAAAAGCTCTTCTCTGGTCTTTTTTACTTTCGGTTCTTCGGATAGTTTTTCTTCCGTTTGCTCCTCAGTAGTATTTACTTCAGATTCAGCTGACGCCTCTTCTTGTTTTTCTTCTGTCGCTTCAACTGTTTGAGTTTCCTCTACAGCTTCTTCTTGTTTCGGTGGGGCAGATAAGTCGACCTTAAAGTCAACATCCTGCTGATTTTCCGCATTTTCCATATTTAATTAGATTTAATTATTACAAATTTAGATAAAATTATGCTATGGGATTTTAACCCATACCACCAAGCAAGTCCATAGGATTTGGCGGTTGTTGCTGACCCATTTGCGCTGGTGGTTGTGGTTGTGCAGGAGCTGGCGTGTTAGCTACTGGAGCAACAGGCTGAGGTCTCTGCGGCTTTGGAGCAACAGGGGTGTTAGGTTTTTTACTCTCAAATACTCGAGGAGCGGAATCCTTTTTTCTTTGGTCAATAAGTACACTTTGCTGTGTAGCTTGTTTTTCCGTTCTAAAGTCTTTACGGTCTTCCTTAAGGTTCTCTCTTTCTTTAACAGTTTTCGACTCTAACTCCTTAAGCCTCATTTCAAACATGTACTTGGTTTCAAGTAAGTCCTTGTCAATCTCAGCTTTCTTCTCCATCTCTTGCATACGAATTTGAGCCTTGAGTTGCTCAAGCTGAGTTTCAGACTGAGTTTTCATTTGCTCTTCCTGCATACGAGTCTTAGAAGCTGCTTGCGTAGATTGAACGTTAGATTGCGTCTGCATTTCAATATTTTGCTTCTGCATCTCTCTGTCCATTTTCTGCTTACGCTGCTTTCTAATCTTGAGAAGCGTATTAGCCAATGTAATGTTTCTAATACTTCTAATATCAATAGCATCGTCAAGCTCGATTACTTTAGCTGAAATAGACTGCTGTATGTTTTGCTCCAACAACTGTCTTTGCTCTTCATCTGGCTCAAGCTCTATGAATACACCAAAGTCGTGTAGATGTAGGTTTTTAATTTCCTCTAAAATCTGTACGTTATTGCGTCCAATCATCTTAGCAAAGTCCTGTGCAAAAGGAGCGTACTCTAAAATATCCGATATGCGATATGAGATTGCTTCACAGAGGCGTTTTGTTAGGTTGATTCCAGAGGTAACAATGTGTCTTGTAGCAGTATTTGAATTAAGCGCTGCAAGTTTCTGAACACCAACAAGAGCGTATTGGTCTGGGACACTTCCGTCTCTTGCCTCATTCAAACCTGTAGCAGCACGTAGCATGTTTAAGTTGTAATTATACATACTAATCAAGCTGCTAATCTTAGCATTTGAACCACTACTATTTAGTTCCTGAATAGGCACTTTTGCGTGATTGTACTCACCGTCTTCAGTATAACTACGACCTACAACACTACCCGTTTGGAAGTACATGTTTAATGCCTCAGATGGGTTATATGACGCTCCATTACCTAAGTCTACACTATTAAGACCATCAGCGTCAATAAATACACCGTCTGGAATCATCTTAGCAATTACCTGCTGTAACTTTAGGTGTATCAACTGAATTTGGTCAGCAAAAGGAATCATTCTCTTAACTAAAGAATCAATATCCCCTTTCGACAATTTCATAGCTGATGCTATATACGGAGGAATCGTTTTCTGAAAAGCTGAAGATGGTCTAACCATATTCTTCATAAGCTCCCACTTAAGTAAACGATTTGTTCCTAAAACCAAAACACCCTCATACCAAACATCAATTCTACGTGACGCTTTAGTAAAACGAGCCTGTTCGCTTTTTGGTGGGTTAAAAGAGCCGTCTTTCTTTAACGCTCTCTTACCGCCATTTGCAGAATCCTTGATTTTATATACAATCTCCTTATCTGTCTTATATGAAAAATACAACAACGATACTTCGTTCTTGTCTAATCCACTTTGGCTACTTAGGTTTTGTGTACTACGGTAACCATTGAAACGACTCGCTAATTTAGAAATCTCTTCTAATTCATCTTGAGTCATTTGGGGTGCTATCTTCTTTAACTCAGACACGTGGACTGATTTAACTTCTCCGAAATAATAGCAGTCTCTAAAGTTTGGGTCTTCAGTAGGAGAGTATACGAAGTTAACAGGGTCTACGTACTCTAAACGTACACCATCGTGTACATCAAATTTATGTTTTGCGACAGAGATACCTAAAACAGTCTGGTCTTCATCACAACGTCTTTTGATTTCCTCGTAGTCATTGTACTCCAACACAGAGGTAATGGCTGTTTCTTCAGCAACCTCAATACCCTGCTTGTAGCTTAACTTCATGTATAAATCAAGCTCTTCATCTGTCTCTGGTAAAGTGTTAGGGTCGAAGTTAAATGCGTTTACACCAGTATCTTTTTGTAATTGCTGTAAAATAGGTTTTGCAATCATGTCAGCTTGCATATCATCTCGGAACTGCTGACGTTTTTCATTTGAGGATTCATCTAAAGCCTCAACCTTTACGTCAAACATTCTGTTACTGATACCATTAACAACAACATCAACAAACTTGGGTATGATAGGCACAGGTGTCCAATCTAAGTTGAGATAACTTAAATCACCATTAACCGATAACTCGTTCTTATATTTTTCGACAGGCTGATTGCCTTTTGCGTATAGTCGACGGTTTAGATATTCCGAACGCAATTCATTGTATAACGCAGTGTCATACTCCCGCGAAAACCACTCAGATTCAATTGCTTGACCTACACGTAGACCATACTCAAGTGATTCTTTTTCGATATCCGGGGCAAATTGATTTGGAAATCCACTGCCATTCTGGAAGCGTGGTTTACTTATCATACTCGCTTTATAATTTCACTAACAAAACCTTTGTTACTGTATTTCGCAAAGTTAAGAGATATTTTACTATCTTTTTGTGGGTTAACCTTGACTCTGCTTTGGTTTGCCATAATAGCAAAGCCAGAACTTACAGTAGCATCAAATCGTGTTCTATTGTTAATATCGTAGTTCGCCCAATCTAAAAGAGTTCTGTTAAAGGGCATATCTCCAATCTCTCCTACCACACCATAATCCGGGTTGTCAATAACCCCAACATGCTGTTGTATATAAGCCTCAAGCGCCTCAGCGTGTGCAGAAATCACAGGTGTACTTGAAGGTATACCGCCAAGTTCTTTTTCTGCTTTAGACAATGCTCTTTTGTCTTTATCTGGTCTGCTAATTGAAAAGGGTCTATATCCTCGCTCTTTCAAATAGTATAGTAATCTAGGCTTTTGATTTTCTACAAGTATAGGCATACCATAAAAATGTATAGCCATTAAAACATCTTCATAGAATAGTTCTGCTGTAGGCGGTCTTGAAATATACTCAAGGAAAAACGAATTCACTGGACCATCTTCCACATGAAACTTAGTCATTCCGTGTAGTGCTCCCTTAGAACCACCACCGTTTACAACACCCGATATATCATAACTATCACAACCAAATGAACCCATATGCTCATTCATTGGATATTTTTTAGCCCCACGAACCTCAACATTGTTTCTTATTCCCTTCCCAGGAACCCAACTTGTTATAAATCTACCTTTCGGATTTGGTGACCACTCTACATGACTATCCTTGTTTCCATTAGCCCAATAAAAATCACCTCTAAGTAAACCGTTTTTGTTTCCAAAGGTGTCATTGTAGTCTATCTGTTCGTAGATTTTAGATAGATTAAACAAAGTGTTCTTAGACTCGTCTCTAAATGCGTGAGATTCTGTACGTGGGAACTGTCGGTAATACTCATTTAAAGCATCACTATCGTGCTTTAAAGACGCTACTTCATTCTCCCAATAGGTTATCACGCTCTGATATATCATATCATTGTCGATACCTAATATTGGTTCTTCTGGTTCTTCAAAAACAGGCTGACCATATCTATCAATAAAACCCTCCATGTTCCATTCCATTGGAATAAACAAAGAGTATAATCCGCTTTTTGTTTGACCGTTAGCGTTTCTTTCCAATGGGTTGCTGTCATAAAACAGCTTCTTAAAGTTGCCGCCGCCTTTATCTAAAGCATTTGATGTACTGCCCATCATACACTTTCCAATAACCTTGCTACCTAATCGCAGACATGTCTTTGTTACACGCCAGTTGTTAAGAATGTTGTCTGGCTTTTCCCACTTACCGCTTTCATCGTGAACAAGCATCTTCAACTTTTCACCATCGTATGAGTTGTCCCCAGTATTCTTCCAGTCAATTGTGGTATCTAAGCCTTGTAAATCAGACATGGAGTCCACCTTTCCGATACCCTTTCGTGTGAGCTTAGCTGCTGGAACACGATAGGCTAATTCAGACTTTGGTCTATCCATACCGTCTTGAATAGGCTTGAAGAAGAATGGATAATTCACGGATATAGGAACTACCTTATCAGTAAACATCTTCTTAGCATCAGCACCAGACTTTGATAGTATACCAAAACGAGCATCAGAACTTATGGTAGCTTGATTTACAGTTTCAGAAGAAGACATAAAAGAAAAACCAGAACGACGGTTCTTTAGATAACACATACCGTAGCATCTGTTATCAGCTTTACATGCCTCCCAGTATATAAAAAATATACGATTTGACTCACGATAATCAGGACTACCGACGTCAATCTTAGTCCACTGCAAGTACATATAATGTGTTCCTGTTATGTAAGTAGGTTCACCATTGTTGTAAAACCAAAACCCTTCTTCCCTACGCTCAAACTCTGTTTCAATATATGGTATCCATCGCTCTTGAAACTCCTTAGAATTTTCATTCCAAGCGAATATGGTTTGTATAGATTTTAAAGCTTTTGGGTATTCAAAAGATTGCCAGTATTGCTCAGAAGTGTTTTTGTGTCTTTTGTAGATTGACTTCGGCTCTGAGGGTAGAGCAATGTGTAGACCGTTCACAATCACCACTTGACCTACGGTTCCGTCTTTAGATATTACCACTAAGTCTTGTTGAGCATCGTATCCGTATGCCCATGACTTTTCTTTATTCCTCTTTTTTAAAACAGAAGAAGGAATATAATTAGGAGCTACTTCGCATAAATTATTTTGAACGTCGCTCTGCAAATCCACCAGTCATTGTCTTGTTACCCTCTTCTGGATTTTCCAGCATATTTTTCTCAGCCTCTATTCTATTAAGAATCTCAAAGGCATCAAATATGGCGAGTTTCTTTGTAGCCGCTGCATTCTTAAGCCTATCCGCAGCCAGGTCATCGTCTGGAGTTTCTTTTATAATCTCCTCTTGAGCAACCTTTATTAGTTGCTCAACAGCCTCATGACCAGCTTTGATAATAGCTTCCTTATATTCTTTTACAGACTTGCTCATATTAACGCTATCACATCACGAGTATTCATTCTATACAATACTTCATCGTTTACTACGAATTCGTACTCGCTGTTCTTACTAAATTTTATTAATGAGCCGCTATCAACACCTCGTGAAGTCAAACGCTTATTTCCATAGACTAATTCACCTGTGTTTTCTTCTAGCGCCTTCTCATAAAGATAAGGATTTTCTTTGTCAATAGGACGGACAAAGCACCAATCCTCTACAGACTGCCACTCTACTCCATTGTGATACATATAAAATTGAAACGGGTCAATCATATACACATCATCTCTAAAGAAATTAGGGGACTTTTTAGGGCGACCTTTGGTGTCGTAATAAATGCGAAAAACGTTATGGTGAACAATGATTATATCACCAGCTTTTATATCCCCATTATAACGAATAGGTACGGAGATAACCTCAGCAAATCTATTGACGTGCTTGGCGTTTTCTACGGTGCTATTGATTATAATTGTTTGACCTGCTATTTCGATACTATTGTTATACTCTTGACCTACAGGCTTAATCAAGAATAAGTGGGGGGACTTCATTAGAAATTCATATTGTATTCAATAGAAACAGGTATGTTCTTATTGAACTCCTTCCATAAATACACTTCTTCTTCTTTTTCTACGAAAATCTTATACGAATGAGAATTGTCATCAAATAATATCAAATGGATGGTATACTTACCCCCAAGGATTTCCTGTCCAGTAAGGTAATGCATACTGGATTTATAATCGTCTCCTATTGATATTTTACGTATACGCATAAGAAAAGAGGAGGGGCTGTAACCCCTCCTTCTTAAACTATTCTACCGTCTCAGCTTCCTCAACAGCCTCTTCATACTCTCCGTTTTCGAGGTTGATGGTGATTGAGCCATAAGACTTCTCAAGCTTTTCTTGTTCAGCTTTTAGAGTCGCTTCTAACTGTGATACTTGTGCAACAAGCGATGCTTTCTGGTACTCTAAGTCACCTAAAGAAGCTTTTGCACGATTAAAGTTAGACACTGCAAGACGCACGGTCTCTAATTCTTCTTGGGTAATTTTTTTAGCCTCAGCCATAATAATTTTGTTTAATTGAATTCAACTATAACAAATATAGTACAAAAACAAATTAAAATGCCAAATTGTCTTTACAACTGTACAAGTGTCTGACTATTAGCGGTTAAGAAGTCATAGTTTCCACTATCATCCGCTGCATTAGCAGAAGGCACAGAAGTAGATGTATCACCAAATATAAGGTCGGTACTTAACGAAGCATCGGAAGCAGATATAGGTGTACCAGAATTGTACATAGAGCTTACA